CGGATAGTTTTTTTTTTCCTATTTTTTTTTCCCCCCCGGTTGGGGGGGGTTTTTTGTGCGCGTGTGCCGTTCTTTTCGCACGAAACTGGCTCTCATCATATGGGGGCCTTTTTCTATGATTGAGTATGTGAAAAGACTGGCCGGGCCGTTCACGGCAGAGGGAGCGACAAACCTTCCTTTTGGCTTCAAAATCTTTGATCCGACAGATGTTTTCGTTGCCGCGTCGACCGATCCGAATGTGTCATCAATGGCGTTGGTATATGGAAAAGATTACTCGGTAACGATGAATGCAGATCAGGACGCGGTGCCTGGTGGCACTGTCGTTCTGAACTCTCCGATCTCTTCGGGACAAGTTGTCGTGATTGGTTCGGCTGTAGCCTACACGCAGAACACGCAGCTGACCAACTTCTCTCGCTTCCCTCCGGAGATAATCAATGAGTCTCTTGACCGCATAGTCGTCCAGATTCAACAGCTTGTTGAGCTGACGGGACGGACGATTTCGCTTCCCCCGACGTCAAGCCTGACCGTTAGCGAGTTCTTGGATAATCTGTTGAACGCAGCCAAGGACGCGGCGAATTCTGCTGATGAGGCGGCTCAATATGCACGGATCTGCGAAGAGATCAAGCAGAACATTTTCATCTACTCGTGGGATATCCCGCACGTTGTCGACACGCTCGATGACGTGGAGAAGTATCCCTTTGACGGTTTCTTTGCCGTCGGCGGCTACGGCGATCCAGGGCACCACGGGCAGGACATCAGCAATCGCGTGGTGAAGGCTTCGGGCAGTACCGAACTGAGGACGCTGGGTGAACGGTTCTCGGATGTTGTCAATGTTCGTGACTTCGGTGCAAAGGGCGACGGAAGGGTCGCGTATTCAGGCACTCTTAAGTTCTATGCTGGCACGACAGATGATGCAGACGCACTTCAAGCGGCAATCGATGCGTGTGAACGCAGAGGCGGTGGAACGGTACTTATCCCTCGCGGCATCTATATGTGCAGTCATACGCTCCGGTTGCCGTCAAGCATAGTTTTGGCGGGTTCTGGCGCACAAGCCACAATCATAGCTAAGAAAGTACCAAATTATCTAGATCTTAATGCATACGAAAGGCATGTCGATTTCGATTTGCTTACGATAGAAGGCGTTGATTCTACTTTCGCTGGCCATATACATCACGTAGATATCAGAGATTTAACACTAAGTTCTAATCTCTTAGACGGCCCGTCGCAGGTTATGGGAAAGCGACAGATTAATGAAAGCACAGATCCTATCGCGTCAATTTTATCGACAGATAAAGTGTCTTATCTGCTTTGCACTAACGTCGTGTTCTATGGCCGAGGGCGTCATCTTTATAGCGCAGAGACGTGGGATAGCAAGTTCATAGCTTGCGACTTTCAGGCTTCGGGGTGCATTCCAGAGAAGTACCCAACGTATTCTGAAGAAATCAAAGAATATGCGTCTGCAAGCTTTGATTCACCAGCAATCGATTTGCAATTTTTTGCACCGCGGCCGGGAGCAACTGGAACGAGTAATTGCAATAACTTGTACTTCACGAATTGCCGAGTTGAGTCATACGTCAATACTGCTTTTAAATCAAATAAAAATAAAGAAGGCAACGGGGGTAATAACAGTATTTTCCTTGTGGGCTGTAAGTTTGAATCCCACGGTAATATTTATCACAACGTCATTCATAACGACAGCGCTTCTAATTTCAGGATGGTGTCTTGTCTCGTAGGGCAAGATACAAGGAATCGTGCGTACACAGTCTTTCTTAAAAATACTGTTGGTGCATACATTGATTGTTATCTATCAATTACAAAGACTGAAGATCGTGTTAGAGATACTGAATCGATCTACTGTGAAAGCGTTTCTGGTTCGATTTTCAATCTTACTTGCAACCCATCTATAAAAGTTGGTGGTGGTTGTACTAACGCAAGTATCTTCAAACAAAGCGATATAAAAAGCTTATGTCGCATGAATAAGATTAATGTCGCTCCTGGTAGTGACGGTTATAAGATCTTCTCAGGCAACACTGGCGGTACAGAATATTTATACGACACACAAGAGCTTCGATTGCATTCGAAAGGGCCACAAAACGGCATTACTCTAAAGACAGATCAAGCTGCACTTGAGTGGCATTTTGGGCAAATTGAATCGTTGGGCTCTGGTGTTACTAAAGCGAAATTTGTCGCGAGTAACGAAACAGACTCATACACACCGTTGGCGCTATACATCAACGCGGTTTGCCCGGGTAACGATGCAAATGTCTTGCTTGGTACCGCAAGCAAAAGATGGTCTCAAGTCTACGCTGCCACTGGCACGATTAACACCTCCGACGCCCGCGAAAAGACTTCAATCGTTTCGCCTGACGATTCTCTGATGAGAGCATGGGGCAAGGTGAACTTCAAGGTCTTCCAGTTTAAGGATGCGGTAGAGAAGAAGGGTGTCGACGCTCGCCTCCACGTCGGTGTGATCGCTCAGCAAGTCATCGAGGCCTTCGCTTCTGAAGGACTGGACGCGACTCGTTACGGTCTTCTCTGCTACGACAAGTGGGATGACGAGTATGAGGATGTTGAAGTGATTGATGAACCTGAGGTCGTCGCCGAAGATGGTACCGTCACGCCTGCCAAGACGCACGTGGAGCATCGTCTCGTGACGCCCGCTGGCGATCGATACGGCATTAGATATGAGGAGGCCTTAGCCCTTGAGTGCGCTTACCTCCGACGGGAACTTAAACAGATTAAACAAAACCAGTGGAGCGCATGATGGAACATGAGTATCTACATGGCCGTGCCTTCGTGAAGAAGAGCAAAGGCAAGATTCAAATCTTCGAGACGCCTTATGGGCTTGGTGACTTCGTGCCAGTCGTAGCAGAAGGCACGACGAAGCCGAGGATGCTGAAGGACCGCTTTGCCGATGTCGTGAACGTAAAGGATTTCGGTGCCGTCGGTGATGGGGTGACTGACGATACGAAGGCTATTCAGGCCGCGTTTGTCTATGCCAACGGGAGGTCTGATGCCGTTGTGCTTTTCCCTTCGGCGCATACGTATTGCATTTCGAACGAGGTGCAGTTCGGTGGAGATATTACCGTCATTGCGTATGGGGCGAACTTTAAGGCAGTCGGTGCCAAAGATTTTAGCTACGGGATGTTTTCGAACTGGCTTGACTGCGAAGCGAAGAAGCCGACGAAGTTTTCCGGCCATTCGAATATCTCGTGGTTTGGCGGAAACATCGACTGCGGCGGGTTGTCGACACTTTCGTCCACGTATCGTTGGGCAATGAACTTCGCCCACGGAGAAAACATCCAGGTCTGGTATGTGACTTTTACGGGGGCACGTCGGGTCCATACTGCCGAGCTGAGCGCGTGTAAAAATGCATCATTCCACTACTGCAATTTCTTCGGTCAATTCCCGCCGGTGCTTCAAGACTACTACCCAGAAGTCATCCAAGTTGACGCGAACACAACTTCAAGTTCGGACAGGAACCCGGACCAGACTTGTTGCGAGAATGTCGGTGCGTATAACTGCCTTTTCACCAACTCGGAAGGTACGGCGGAACAAACAGAAACTTCCCCGTACTGTGGGTTCGGTAGCCACGGTACGGTCGCAGGGCAGACCCTGAAAAACATTACGGTTCACCAGTGCGAATTTCGCGGCATTCGTCGGACGGCCGTTACGGGCACTTCGAGCAACATTGACGGTTATAGGATCACAGAGAATAGGTTCTCCGGCTGTGGAAAAAATGCCATTGAACTCGCCACAGGGGCGGTTGACGGCACAGAATCGCTTGGAAACTATGTCATAACCGATAATCGCTTTGATGAAAGCGGAGATGCTTCAATCCGAATTACAGGTAGCACTTCCAATTATCTGGAAAATGTCACCATTAGGGACAACCTTTCGACTGGATTGGACGCTTTTGCGATTGTCCAACGGTGCAGAAAGGTAGATATCGCGCACAACAGACACTCGCTGTCCAGCGACTCTCCCAATTCGACAACCGCCGGCATCTATACGAACGATGTATTCCCGTTGGTTGTGGATGATTTCCATTTCTATGTCGGCGGTTATGCGTCAAAGTTTAATCGTGCAGTTACGGCTTCGACAGGCTCTACAAACGCTCGCATAGCCCATATCTACACAGACTTGGTAGAGCCCGTAACAGTAGTCAACACGACGGTAAACGGTATCGACCGCATCCCTGAATTGGGTGCTTCTTACAAAGCAATACTTGGTGCTACGGCAGATTCTCAGGCGAATACTAGCGTCCCGGCAATCACTCTCCGCAGCTCAAATGTCTACAACGCTCCACAAATCGGATACCAAGGGAGCGAGGGCTTTCGAGTCGCGTCCTACAAAACGAACGCGGAAGGAAAGTCTGTGCTGGAAGCGCGGGTGCTATACATTTCTCCGTCATCGTCTGGCGGTAATTTTGGCCCGGGTGATGATGGGGCGCGTAAGTGCGGCTTTTCATCAAACCGTTGGTCTGAAATCTTTGCGGTCACTGGCGCTGTCAATACTTCCGACGAACGCGAAAAGACTTCTATCGTCGATCCCGACGAATCGCTCATGCGTGCTTGGTCGAAGGTCAACTTCAAAGTTTTCCAGTTCAAAGATGCCGTGGAAAAGAAGGGTTCCGACGCTCGCTTGCACTGTGGCGTGATCGCCCAACAGGTCATCGAGGCCTTCGCCTCAGAAGGTCTGGATGCCACTCGCTACGGTCTTCTCTGCTACGACAAGTGGGAGGACGAGTACGAAGATGTAGAGGTTATTGACGCGCCAGAGATCGTTGCAGATGACGGTACCGTAACGCCTGCCGTGACGCACGTTGAGCACCGTCTCGTGACGCCTGCCGGTGATCGCTACGGCATCCGCTACGAGGAGGCACTGGCTCTCGAAGCCGCTTACCAGAGGTGGCGGATGGACAAGCTTGAAGCCGCTTTGGTCGGTCAGGGCTTAGCAGTCTGAGTACCTGAACCGTAAGCAGCAACCCAGTCGGTGGAAACTTCGGCGGGGTTGTTGATTAAGTGCGCGTGTGCGTTCTGATGTGCGAGATACTGGTCTTGCACGAGGAGAGGAGGCTATTCCGAGCCGACGCTTCGTGCAATTTGAATGGAGGATTTGCTATGGGTGAATTCGCAAGCAAGGGTGTCGCAGGAAGCGGCCTTGGACTCGGTATCGCTGGTACGGCTTTGGGTCTTCTCAACGCCAACGGCAACGGCGGCCTTCTCGGCGGTTTGTTGGGCGGTGGTTATCAGAACGCTCAGGCCGGCATGGCGCTCAATGCTCTGGCTGAAAAGGACGCGAAGATCGCGGAACTGACGGCCATGCGCTACAGCGACAACCAAGATGCGGCGGTCTACAAGCAGACGCTTGCCGACAACAAGACGCTTCGAGACGAGATGTACGCCTACATCACGCCGATTGCGCAGGAGTCCGCGGCCAATCGCGAACGCGTGGCGGTGCTCGAAGCACAGCAGAAGTGCGAAGCTGAAAAGGCTCAGCTGCGCGAACAGATCATCACGCAGAAGATCGACCGCGTCGCCTCCGACTGTGCATGCGGCCTCAACAATCTGGCCACCGAGGTCGGCTGTCTCAAGGCTCGTGTCAACGCCATCACGAAGGAGGTCGTGCCGCTTGGCGCAATCTGCCCGCAGCCGATGCCCCGTTACAACGAGTGGACGTCTCCCGAAGGCGCGACTCAGGTGACGGTCTCCAATCCCGCCCGAACGACGGCGCAGCAGTAACCGGTAGGAGCGCGTCATGAACGTTGAAGTCTCCCAGATACCGACGATTGCCAGCGAATTCATCACCACGGTGGTCATGCCGAAGGCACCCACCGGGCTCCTGAAGTTTGGCATCGGCTTCGTCTCCCCCTACATCCGCGACGCCGTAGCGATGCGTGTCGAGCAGTCCCTGCCGACGCTCAAGATGCTCGGCATCGTGGACGAAGGGAAGGTTGATCTTGACCGTGCATCCGCGGCCGCCTACGCCGCGCTCGAAGAGGCCGGCGGCAAGGTGGAGCTTAGCGGCTACATGGTCGACAAGGCGGACATCGACGCGCTCCTTGAGATCGCGAAGAAACACGCGGTCGAATAAGGAGAAAGTCATGGACTTGAAGGACATGCGAAAGATGCAGGGTGAGCGCACCGAGGAAGAGCTTCTGGAGAAGATCGACAAGATCCTCGACGACGCTCGGGACGGTCACTACAGCCTGACATCCCAGAACCTGGAAGATCTTTGTGAAGCGTGGGAGTGCATCAAGCACATCCGCACGGTTCTAGCAATGGATCGTTAACTAGGCAGGGGGCGGATTATTCGCCCCCTACGCCAATAGCGGAGAGCGCCATGTAGATGTACTTCATTGCGATTAGATATGCGGCAAAGGACGCGGCAAGGGCTGCGCGCATGTTTCTGTTTTGGGACAGTTCAATCAGCAGTTCGCGCTCCTCTGGTGGGCGGTTCGTGTCCTTTGCATACATCGTCTTAACCGCAGAACTTAGCCAATATGTAGCGGATACAAACGAAACTACCGCGACAAGAACATCCAATATCGTCAGAAACATTTCCAAAAAACCATGCCAGAAAAAGATCCAAATTCGTGGGCGTCGCTTCGCGCAGTGCTTCCGATTCTTTTCGGAGCAGGCGGTGGCGTTATCAGATATTACTGCCTCATCAAGTCAGGCCGTACGTTCAAGTTTTTCGAGTTCGTCGGGGACATGCTGTCCTCTATCTTCGTGGGATGCGTCCTGTACATGTTGGCCGAGGGTCTTGCACAGCCGACGGAGATCAGTGCGGTATGCGCCGCCATTGGCGGGAACATGGGGGCAAGAGCCTTCCAAATCGTTGAGAGTTTTTTTGAAAAGAAACTTGGCATACAGGAGAAAGCCCATGGGTGAAACGAAACCCTTAACGGCTTGGTCGGTTGAGTTGGCTGCAGACTTCATCGAGCAGTGGGAAGGCTTCCGCGAGACAGCGTACTTGTGCCCCGCGGGCGTGCTCACCATCGGGTTCGGCCACACAGGCCCCGACGTGAAGAAGGGACAAGTCGTGACGTACAAGGAAGCCTACACCATGCTCCTAGAGGACCTGAAGCGCTACGCCTCGGGCCTTGCCCGTTGGCTGAATGTCAAAGTTACGGAGGGCCAGTTTGTCGCCCTCCTCTCGCTCGCCTACAACGTCGGCGTGGACGGCGTCGTCCACAAATGCCCGAAGCTCATGCGCGCCGTGAACGACGGCGACACCGAAGAAGCCGCTCGCCAGTTCCTTGATGTGAACAAGGCTAACGGCAAAGTCCTGCCGGGGCTCACGCGCCGCCGTCAGGCCGAAGCGAAACTGTTTCTTGGGGAGTTGTGAGCAGTTGGGGCATGAGTGACGAGTGCTGTGACACAATCCAATTTTTTGATAGGAGGTCACAGTGGAATCGTTCATGACAAAAATCTTTATCGATCTGTTAGGAAAGATAGGTATGAAAAACAATCGTATCTCTGATACTGAATTTCGTAAATATGCGATTGCCCTGGCTTTTGTATGGGCTCTTGTTTGGGAATGGTTTTGTAGGCGGTGGGTCGAAGTCCATGAATATTTTGGGGCGCAGGTGTTCCCTGATTTTGTTTATGACATTTACTCAGAACAGGATTTGGCACTTTCTCCGTTTGTCAATGGCCTTATTTTCTATGTAGCCTTTCTCGTATTTCTGAAGCTACTTAACTATCCGGAAGAACTTAAAGAAGATGAGGTCCTCGACTGGCGTGTTGGACATCTTAGAAAGTGGAGCTTTAGATTTTTTTTGCTTAGGACTCGCGATTACGGCGTATGCGTATCTTGTGTAGCTATGAAGCGAGTTCTTCTTGTTTGCGGCATAGTGGTTTCGTTCGTGTCAGGCTATCGCTATGCCGCGGCGCTCTATGGCGAGGACATTGCCGCGCTACGCGAGGACTACGCAGCGAGGGCGCAGTCTCTTGAGATCAAGTACCGTGAGAAGGAGAGGACTTATGCACAGAGCCTGGTGGATGCGTGGGAGGCCCGGGACAAGGCGCTTGCTCGCGTCGACGATCTTGGCGCTGATCTTGAGCGGGTGCGCAAGCAAGCCGTCGATGCAAAGCGTCGACTGTCCGCAGCTGCCGGCGGTACCTGCGACGCTGAAAGAGAGCAGCTTGCCCGATGCGCAGACCTTGTCGAGCGAGGCGCAGAGCTGGTACGAAGAGGTGTCGACCTTTCTGAGCGGACTGCGATAGATAAAGATGCGGTCGTGAAAATAACAGAAGCCCCCAGAACGTGATGATCTGGGGGCTCCTGTTAGCTTGTCGCTACCCTAACCCTAAAAGGCTAGGCTTTATACCCATAATCAATGGCGCGCATTATTTTTCCTGTGCGCCAATGTTTGTATGAGGTACAAAAGATAAGCTTGCTCTTTCGAGCTTTTGCGGCGGTACTCATAATGAGTCCTCCGCGAGCGAGCTATGAGTTGACATCGCCCTTGGGCTAGTAGATAATGCCCAAGCGTTAACCTCGAGTCAAAGGGTACTCGCTCGCACATACCCCGGAGCCCCGCAGAAGATGTAGTTTTTCCGGGCTCCTCTCCTCTTTT